CGGCGCCGACAGCTGGGTCCCCGCGATGCCGTGCAAGAAGGGCGCAACGACCGCCGAGGAGCTCGCTACGTTCGTCGCGCGCTTCCAGCCTCGCCACGTTCACCTGCTCGGCCTCGGCGTTCGCAACCGCAACGCCGCCGACTACGCCGCGGCCTTCGCCGGCACGCCGACTAGCTACTCGATGGACAGCTGCTGGATCGCTGCGAACGCCGGCCGCAGCGAGGCACAGCCCCGCCGGTTCACGGCCGTGCGTGACGTCGCTGCCCGGCTGGGTGGCACGGCACTCTCAACCATTGCGATGCTCGCCTGCTTCGCCCACAACATCTAGCGGCTGGCAACCTGCCGCAACACCCCTACCTTCTGGAGCCCCATGAACAGCGTTCACCGTGAGATCGCCCAGATGCACGCCGAAGCGCGCGCGCTGCACCCCGACAACCACCTGCCGATCGCCTTCTGCGACTGCCGACTGGCCACCGCCTACCGCCAAGCGAAGCAGCGCGCGATCAGGCGCCTGCCCAACCCGCCGCTGATCGCCGGCGGCCAGGGCCGCTCGGCCGCCGACGTCGAGGACGCCGTGAGCGGCGTGCTTGTGTGGTGTGCGATCCTCCTTTCCTTCGCCGTTGTGGCCTGCATTGCGTGGGCCTGCGGCACCTTCAACTGACCGACACGACTGACTGACTGAGCTATGGCATACGACCTGAGCACCGTGCAGCGTTCGACGCTGCTTCCCCCGCGCCTCGTGATCTACGGCGTCCCCGGCATCGGCAAGACCACGCTCGCTGCCTCTGCCCCGAACCCGATCTTCCTGCCCGTCGAGGATGGCCTCGGCCAGCTCGAGGTCGACACCTTCCCGCGACCGCAGTCGTATCACGACTGCATCGAAGCGGTGGGGTCGCTGATCGAACAAGACCACGACTACCGCACGCTGGTGGTCGACTCGCTCGACAAGCTCGAGCCGCTGCTGTGGGACCACGTCATCGAGACGGTGCCCCACGAGAAGGGCAACCGCGTCGAGCGGATCGAGCAGTATGGCTACGGCAAGGGCTACACGCACGCGCTCAACGAGTGGCGCAGCCTGCTCCGTGGCTTCGACGTGCTGCGCGAAGAGCGCGGCATGACGATCGTGCTGATCGCCCACAGCGCCGTCGTCAAGTTCGACACGCCGGACAGCGATCCCTACGACCGCTACCAGCTGCGCCTGCACAAGTCGGCAGACGCGTGCGTCAGCGACTGGTGCGACGCGCTGCTGTTCGCCAACTACAAGGTCGCCGTCGTCGACAAGCACGGCAGCGACAGGAAGCGCGCCGTCGGCAAGGGCGAGCGCCTTCTCTACACGCAGGAGCGCCCGTCGTTCAGGGCGAAGAACCGCTACTCGATGCCCGAGAGCCTGCCGCTCGACTGGGCCGAGCTCGAGCCGTTCCTCTTCTCGGCCGCCAAGAAGGCGACCGGCAAGCGGACGAAGCAGGCCGCGGAGTAACCGCGACCACTAACCACAACCACAACCACAACGACAGAGGAAACGAACATGGGAAGCATGGGCTTCAACACCGGCGACGTCGACCCGCAGCAACCGCTCGAGGCGTTGCCGTCTGGCTGGTATCAGTGCAGCATCACCAGCGCCGAGCTCGCGATGGCGCAGAGCGCCGACGCCGGCGAGATGGTCGTCCTGCAGTTCGAGATCGACGCTGATGTCCACCCTGAGCTCGCGGGTCGGTCCGTCAAGTCGTGGTTCTGCAAGGACCACAAGAAGCAGCAAACCCGCGACATCGCGCGCCGGCAGCTGTCGTCGATCGCGCACGCGATCGACAACCCGGAGATCGACGACACCAACGACTTCCTCGGCGGCGCGCTCATGGTGCGGCTGAAGCCGAGTTCGCGCGAAGGGTTCAACGACTGCAGCGGCTTCTCCGCGATCGGCGAGCAGGCGCCCATCGGCGCCGGCCCGACGAAGAAGGCGACGCGCGCGCCGGCGCGCGCGGCCGCGGCCGCCGACGACGACGACGACGGCGAGGAGCCGGCGCCGACTCAACGCAGGCGCAACGGCAAGCCCGCCTGGAAGTAATCCACTAGGCCGCGGTGGCGGGATCGTTCTTCGACGGTCTTGCCACCGCGGCCGCATTCACTGAGCACCATGACTAAGATCAACTTCGAGAAGATCGGCACCACGACAGCCGACCTCATCTACCAACTGCACGCGAAGCGGCGGCGCCGGCCGTCGAAGCGTCTCGGCCTGTCCGAGGCCGGCCACAAGTGCGACCGCTACCTCTGGCTGAAGTTCCGCTGGGCCCTGCCTGCGTCGTTCACGGGACAGCGCCTGCGCCTGCTGGACACCGGCAACCGCGAGGAGCGGCGCGTCATCGCCGAGCTCAAGCGCATCGGCTACCACGTCGTCGACAAGGACCCCGAGACGAACCGCCAGTTCTTCGTCTCGCTCGGTCACGTCGGCGGGATGCTGGACGGCAAGGTCACCGGCGTCGTCGAGGACCCGGACACCGAGCACTTGCTCGAACTCAAGAGCATCAACCAGAAGGGCATGGACCGACTGCAGCAGCGCGGCCTGAAGAGCGCGAAGCCCGAATACTGGGCGCAATGCCAAGTCTACATGCACCTCGCTGGCATCGAGCGCACACTGTTCGTCGCCGTCTGCAAGAACGACGACAGCATCTACGTCGAGCGCGTGAAGCGCGACGACGAGAAGGCGCGCGAGCTGGTCGACCGCGTCGTGCAGATCACACACGAGCAGTCGCCGCCGGCGAAGAAGAGCGCGGACTTCCCGCCATGCGTCTACACGTCGAAGGACGGCACGCGCTGGCCGTGCGACTTCTACGACCTGTGCCACGGCAACCAGCTCCCGAAGCGCAACTGCCGCACCTGCTGCTCGGCGACGCCGCATGTCGTGGTGGACAGCGACGACACGAGCTGGCCGTTCTGGACCTGCGAGCTGAAGGGCAAGGTGCTCGACCTGCGCGCGCAGCAGCGCGGCTGCAAGGACCAGCTGACGATCCCCCCGATCATCAACGCCGAGCTGAGCGCGATCGACAGCGACGAGCGCACCGCGACCTACGTGTTCGACAACGGCGACACCTACCAAGAGGGCCGAGACTGATGCAGCTGCGCGACTACCAACGTGAGGCCGTCGACTCGATCTACGAGTGGTTCGAGGAGAGCTCAGGCAATCCGCTGGTGGTCGTGCCGACCGGCGGCGGCAAGTCGGTCATCATCGCCAAGTTCATCGAGGAGGTGCTGCAGCAGTGGCCCGGCGAGCGATTCATGGTGGCGACGCACGTCAAGGAGTTGGTCGACCAGAACTACCGCGCGCTGAAACGGTGCTGGCCGGCGGCGCCGGCCGGCATCTACTCAGCCGGGCTCAAGCGGCGCGACACGCGCGCGGCCGTGACGTTCGCCGGCGTGCAGTCTGCCTACCGGAAGCCCGAGCAGTTCGGCCACATCGACCTGCTGCTCGTCGACGAAGCGCACCTGATCCCGCCACGCGGCTTCGGTATGTATCGCCAGCTGATCGCCGGCCTGCAGAAGACGAACCCTAACGTGCGCATCGTCGGCTTCACGGCGACACCGTTCCGCACCGACACCGGCCGCCTCGAGAAGGGCGACGACCGCATGTTCCACGGCATCAGCTACGACTGCGACGTGGCGTCGATGATCGCCGACGGCTGGCTGTCCAACGTGACGAACCTGGGCGTGCGCGCCGAGATCGACACGAGCTCGGTCCACCTGCGCGGCGGCGAGTTCATCGCCGGCGAACTCGAGGACGCCGCCATGCGCGACGACCTCGTGCGCCGCGGCGTCGAGGAGATGATCGCGCGCGCCGGCGACCGGCAGAAGTGGCTGGTGTTCTGCTGCGGCATCAACCACGCGAACGACGTGGCCGGCGAACTCGAGGCGCGCGGCATCGCCTGCCACACCGTGTTCGGTGACACGCCGAACGACGTGCGCGACGCGCGCATCGCCGACTTCCGCACCGGCAAGGTCCGCGCCATGGTGAACGTCAACGTGCTCACCACCGGCTTCGACGTTCCCGACGTGGACCTGATCGCGCTCATGCGCCCGACGCAGTCGCCGGGCCTCTACGTGCAGATGGTCGGCCGCGGCCTGCGCATCGCACCCGAGAAGCAGGACTGCCTTGTGCTCGACTTCGGCGGCAACGTCTGCCGGCATGGCCCGATCGACAAGGTCGAGGTGCGCGAGAGCAGTGGTGACGGCGACTCTGAGGCGCCGATGAAGAAGTGCGAGCAGTGCATGACGATCGTCTACGCGGCCGTCACCATCTGCCCGACCTGCGGCTTCGAGTTCCCTGTGAGCCGCGGCAAGGCAAACCACGACGAGCGACCCGACGAGCAGAGCGCGATCCTGTCCGGGCAGCGCAAGCCGATCGAGCGGTGGGCCGTGCAGAACGTCAGCTACCACGAGCACACGAAGCGCGACGCGCCGCCGGGTCACCCGAAGACACTGCGTGTCTACTACGACTGCGGCTACCGGCGAAGCGTCAGCGAGTGGATCTGCTTCGAGCACCCGGTCGGCTCGTTCCCGCAGCGCAAGGCAGCGCGCTGGTGGCTCGAGCGCGGCGGCGATGAGCCGGTGCCCGAGACCGTCGACCTTGCACGCGTGCGCATCGAGTGCGGCGAGATCCGCGACACCGTCGAGGTGATCGTCGACGTGCGCGAGAAGTATCCCGAGCTCAAGGGAACGAAGCTCGAGGACCCTGAAGACCACGCTCGTCGCAACGAGCACCTCTACAAACCTGCGGCCGAGCCGGCCGACTATGACGACATCCCATTCTGAGGAGACCAACATGACCATGAACCGCAGATCGTTCTTGCAGGCGCTGTCCGTCAGCGCGCTGATGTCCATCGCCAACACGCGCACGCTCAACTGGGACGACGACCAGATCGCCGAGATGGAAGGCACCGAGACCACGCACGCGATCCAGCCCGACGACTACTACGGCTACGGACCCGGCCTTACGATCACGCTCGGCATCATGCGCGGCACGATCATCGAGGTCGGCCCCGGGCGCACCGTCACCATCCGCTGGAACCGTCGACCCAACGCGAAGCAAGCATGAGCACCGCGCTCGACGATGCCCTGGCCTACGCGGATCGGGGCTGGTATGTGTTCCCCGTGCAGCCGGCTCCGGCGAAGCGGCCGCTGAACCCGAACGGGTTCCACGGTGCGACGACCGACCCCGACCAGATCGAGCAGTGGTGGACCCGCTGGCCTGACGCACAGGTCGGCATCGCCTGCGGCGCGTCCGGCTTCGTCGCCGTCGACGTCGACAGCAAGCCCGAGGAGGGCGTCGACGGCTGGGAGGCGATCCGCGACCACGAGCCGCACGCCTGCGAGCTCGTGATGAAGACCCCGCGCGGGGGTGGCGCGCAGCTGTTCTTCGCCGACCCCGACGGACGCTTCCGCCGGCGGCTCGGTGTGCTGCCCGGCATCGACCTGCTCGGCGCCGGCGGCTACACGATCGTGCCGAGCGCGGCCAGCCCAGCTCGCCATTGGCAGGCCGGCGACCCGTTCGAGCTGGAGGATCTGGTGCCGGCGCCGGCCTGGGTGGTCGACCTTGCCGGCGAGCTGCCACAGGGAAGCGCAGCGAAGCGCAGCGCCTCGGCTGCGCTTCCCGAGTCGGCCGTGCTCGAGCTCGAGACCGTCGCCGACATTCGGGCCGGGCTGCTGTGCATCCCTAACGACGACCGCGGCACCTGGATCAAGGTCGGCATGGCGCTGAAGAGCACCGGTGCTGGCGAGCAGGCTTACGCGCTCTGGCTCGAGTGGTCGCGCCGCGGCCCCGACGGCGGCGTCCACCCGAAGTTCGATGCGAAGGACCAACGCTACCAGTGGGACCGGCTCAGCGTCGCGCGCGCCGACGCGTCGGAGGTTGGGCTGCCGTCGCTGTTCTGGCTGGCCCAGGAGCACGGCTACGAGGGGAACGTCCCCGCCGTCGAGGAATCGGTCCAGGTCGGAGATCGGCCCGCAGAGGAGCCTACAGGCGGCGAGACGGCGAAGCCGGACATCGTCGTCACCGACTGGCAGGACGTGGCGCTGCTGCCACCGATCCGCTGGCAGATCGACAACTACCTGCCGGACCGGTCGATCGTGCTGTTCGCCGGCGACAGCGAGGCCGGCAAGTCGTTCCTCGCGATCCACCTCGCCATGTGCATGGTTCACGGCATGCCGTGGCTCGGCAACCGGACGCGGCCGGGCAACGTCATCTACCTCGCCGGCGAGGGGCACGACGGCATGGCCGCGCGCTTCCGGGCGTGGCGGCGCCGCCACCAGCCCGAGGACCAGGGCCGCTACTGCGTCGTGAGCTCGAGGGTGCCGGTGCTGAAGAGCACCACGATGCCGAAGCTCGAGAAGCTCGTCGCCGACATCGAGGCGTGGAAGCAGGAACCGCCCGACCTGATCGTGATCGACACCCTGAGCCAGGGGCTCGAGGACGACGAGAACGACGCGAAGGCCGTGGCTCCCGTCATCCGCGGCTTGATGCGGCTGCGCGAGCGGTGGGGCTGCACCGTGGTCCTGGTGCATCACCTCGTCAAGCTGCAGACGAAGGGCAAGAACGGCGCCCAGCGACCGACCCGCGACAGCATCCGGGGGAGCTCAGTCCTGAGCCGCAACGTCGACACCGTGCTGGGGCTCATCGTCGACGGCGACCACCACGCCAGCAGGGTGCTCGAGGTGTGGAAGCAAAAAGATGGCGAGAAGCCGGTGCCGTCGCGCCTCTGGCTGCAGCCGGTGCCGACCGGCGAGCTCCGAGAGACTGGCGACGAGGAGTGGTCCTGCACCTTCCACGCCGACGCCTGTGAGGGGCTCTACAGGCTCGGGTGGGACGGAAAGCAGAAGGAGGCACCCCAGACACCCTTCGAGGGAGATCGTCCAGCAGACGGCCCCACAGGCGGCGAGAATCCGCACGCCGTCGCAGCCTTCAAGGCCGCCGTCGAGACCGTCGTGGCCACCGTCCGGGCGCTCGGCGCCGTCGAGGGGCCCGGCTGCAAGGGCGGCGTCAGCGGCAACGCGATCGTCGAAGCGGCCGGCCTGAAGCGCACCAGGGCCCTGGCAGCCATCCGGCAGGCGGGGCTCGAGGGGCTGCTGCGCAACCTGGGAACCGAGGGATCGCCGGCCTGGGTAGTGCCGAAGCCCAAGGAGGAGGGCGGTTCCGATGGTTCTGCCTAGTTCCGACACGGTTCCACGTCCGGTTCCGACCACTACGCCACATCCCCACACCGGTGCCGGTTCCCGGTTCCCCACCCCCACCCCCCTATAGGGGGGGTGGGGAACACGGAACCGGAACCGGGGTGTGGGGTCCAGCAGACCGAGGAGAAGCAGATGCAGATCGAGTTTACCATCCCCGCTCCGCCCAGCTTGAAGAACAACGTCCGCATCGGACGCGGCCGCATGCGCAAGGCCGGCAACGTCCGAGCCGCCATGCGCCTGATCCGGCAGGTGGCCAGCCGCGCCGCCATCGCCGCCGAAACCGACACCGTGCTCGACGTGCCGACGTTCGGCGACGACGACATCGGTGTGGAGATGATCCACCACGCCAAGAGCGGCGAGCTCACCGTTCGCGTCTGGTCTGAAGGGCCGCGGCCGCGTAGGTTCACCGGCCGAAAGCGCGACCTGCAGAACCTGCAGGACGGCGTGCTCGACGCGCTGCAGGGTGTGCTCTTCGCCAACGACAACCAAGTGGTCAGCCTGACCATGCAGAGGAGGCTCGATTGAACACGTTCGCTCGCATCGAGAACCTGTCACCCATCCGCCGCGAGCGGTGGCTGACCGTCCCCGTCCCTACGGCCGCAGTCGATGAGTTCCCCACCGAGCTCGTCGCGCACGTCAACGAACACCGACAGTGGCGCGCGGTGAAGGGTCGACAACACGGCCGCGGCACACTCGTCCACATCTGTGCAGACATCGACGGCCACGAGAGCGTGCGCGTCGAGATCCTGCCGCGCGTCATGCCGGCCGAGTCCGACAGCTCGTTCGAGTTCCACCCGTGGGTCAGCGATGACTTCAGCAAGCTCGTGCCGCAGTTCGGCGCGCGCGTCGACGGCGTCGATCTCTGGTCGACACCGGCGCACACCGAGCTCGTCGAGCAGAACGAAGCCCGGCAGCGGTGGCGGCACGTCGAGGTGCTGGCTTTCGCCGGCCTCGTGCTTGAGTGGTGGGCCGACATCTACTCGCGCGACAACGTCGTCGACGTGTGGGGCAAGCTAACCTGGAGCGATCGACGCGACAGCAACTGGAACCGATCCTTCGAGGCGCTTTGGATCCGCACCGGCGAGTTCGTTCGCTTCGACTACGAGACGACGCACGGCATCGTCAACGGCGCGAGCAAGGACAGCACCGGCAAGTTCGTTGCGCTGCTCGGCACTAACGTTTCGCTCAACGACGGCGCGAGCCTGCCTCTGTCCGGCAGCATGCTGTGCTTCAAGGACGACGAGCTTGATCCCGACGACATCGACGCCGCTGTGCGCAACATGCAGGCAGCGGAGCGCGGACCGGTGCTCGGCTGCAGCGAGGCGTGGAGCGGCGAGTTCCTGGCGTGCGGTCACCTCGCGCGCATCAACCAGCAGGCGAAGCAGGAGATCGAGCTCGAGTGGAGGCAGTTCGAGGACGATCTTGAGAACCACCGCGGCTGGTTCGCGCCACGTCCGATCGGTATCACGCGCACGCCGGGACAGACCGGCAACCAGGAGGACTTTGGCGTCACGAAGGGCACGGCCGTCACCGTCATGCACCACGCGCGGCACATCTACCGGATGCGATGGGGTGTGCAGGGTGACTACTTCCGCGGCCTGTCGCTGCTCGAGGACACGTTCAGGCCGCTGCAGCGCGAGAACCATCCCAACTGGGTGACGTGGAGCGGAATCACACACTACCACACCGGGGTCTCGTCGGACAGACTTGGCAAGGAGCCGCCGCGCACGCCGGGCACCGGCTGGCACGGATACGACAACCAGCACCGGTCGCAGAACAACCTCGCCGCCTACCTGCAGCTGTGCGACGACCCGGCGACGGCGTCACTGGTCGCCGGCCACATCGAGATCGACAAGGCCGACTACCGCTCGCGCTACCCGCAGAATGGCGCCGGCGCTCCGAGAGCCATCGGTCGGACCGCGGCCGCGTGGGCCAACCTGTCGACCGTGATGCCGGCGCACCGCGCCGACCTCGAGGAGCTGATGCACGCCAACGTCGTGCGCGCCCGCAACCAGCGCGACCACATCGCCGGCGCCGGACCGATGAAGCCGCTCGGCATCCTCGGGCCGGACGGGCGCTACCCTGTGCGCCTCGAGGAGGGTGGGCCGATCGTGCAGGCCGTGTCGGTGTGGGAGCACGGGCTCGCCATCGTCGGGCTCTGGATGGCGAAGCAGGTCATGCCGAGTTCGGCGTGGCTCGAGGATCTGCTGACCACCACGGCCGAACTCCTGGCGCGCTACGGACTGATCGAGGACAGCGTCGGCTTCCATCTCGTCAACGGCGTGGCGTGGAACAACGGCGAAGACCCGCCCGGCGGCATGGTCGTCGGCTCGCCGGCGCTCATGCCGGGCACCGGCGGCGTTGGTGGCTGGACGACGGCTGGCTTGCTCGTCGCTCGTGAAGTGCTGCCGCAGTCGCACCCGGATTGGGACAAGGTCGATCGCTACGTGCGCGCGGCGATCGAACCGGAGACCTCGTCGGTCTACTGGGCAGAGTGGTATGCTGCGGCGGGAGACCCCAACCAACCGTAGACCGATCGCGCGCGCGCGCGCGCGAGGACACATGGCAACCAAGAAGCGAACCACGAAGGCGAAGAAGGTCAGCTCCGCGCAACGGGGCTCGTCGGCCTGGACTCCCGAGCACGTCGACCTGCTGTGCGACTTGCTCGAGGAGGGTGGCACGATCCGCTCGTTCTGCACCGAGCACAACCTCGCACGCGCGTCGCTCAACAAGTGGCGCCGGCAGGACCGCGAGCTCGACGCCCGCATCCAAGCCGCGCGCCAGACCGGAGCCGAGGCGCTCGAGGAGGAGTTCGTCGAGGTGACGAGTAGGCCCGAGCTCATGGTCAACGTCGGCACGGCCGCGAAGCCGAAGTGGGTGGCAACCAGCGACGACGTGCAGCACCGCAAGCTGCGCGCCTGGGGGCTCGAGAAGCGCATGGCGTGGAACAACGCCGGGCGCTACGGTGACAAGCTGCAGGTCGGTGGCG